AGTCTGGGTAATGCAACTACAGAGAAGCCACAACAAAGCAACTCTTAACCAAATCTTCGTTGGACTTTCTGTTGGAGGCAGCCACTCTGCTGTTCCAGCTAACAGACCATCTCTTTCTTTGATTAGATATCGTTGGGATGGTATGTTCAACCCACAGGCCCTTTCCACAGTTGATCCACAAGTCTTCCCTAACCCAGGTTCGGGAGCCGCTTACTATAATAGCGGAAACCAACAGTTCATGAACTATGTATGTAATCAAAATAATGTAATTGATAATGAGAATTACATCTATGTATTGAGTATCACGGACGAATCCGGTGCTAACTCAGTTGCTAATAACGCATTTGGTTTGGTCACAATGGAATATCAAGTAATTCCCGACCTCTCTTGGAACATCTAAGGTATAAATGCCCCCACCAATCCCATCTCCATCAGCTATCTGCACAGTCAATGGTTTTGTCATCTCTGATGTCAATACCTCAGGCATTGATGTGGCCCCTGGAAGCACTATCACTATTGCTTTGGCTTCCAGCGCTGGCGTCAATAGATGGTTTATTGAAGCATCACAGTCAGATGATATCACTCAAATCAATGGTAATTTAGTTGCCGTTAATAACAGCAAAATCCAAACTGGATTTGTGGCAACCTTCGTAGTCCCACCAATGGTGGATGCTGTTCCACTCAATCCACATGGGCCACATCTATCTCGTGGAAACTCTCTACAATTCACCTCTACCGTTAATGGTGGCGAACCCAATGAACACCTTATCACATTTGGTGTTTTCGTTCGCAACACCTTTAACAACAGACTATTCTTCGGTAGTGAGTCTTTTGAAAGCAATGCCACGGTAGGCAATGCGGCTGATCTAAATGCTATGCTGACTTCTTTGCCATACATTATGGGTGGAGACCTATGTGGTTTGACACCAGATGGCTACATCAAAAGCATTAGTGGATGTCCGCTTGGCACTCCGGTAAATGTTTATACTTCCGAATTTTTTAGCTTAGACCCACTTAAGATTACGGCGGGTGGTAGTGCTGGTGCAGCCCTTGATTTACATACTGGCAGCCATTTCTTATTGAGCCCAAATGAACTCGATTGGACTCCGATAAATTCAAATACTCTGACTATAAATGCAGCAAGTCAGGCCCTTCAATTACCAACTGGCACTAATCTAATTATCAATTCAGGTTCTGGTAGCACTGCCAATGCTCCCGGTGGTGGTGTCAGCATTAATACTGGTGGTGGATTTGGGGCTGGTAACGGCGGAGACTTTAATGTAACTACTGGTAGTGGTGGATTTTCTGGTGCTTTCGGCAGCATGAATTTCAGTCTGCACAACAACAGCTTCTTAAACGCTTCTGTAGCTGGCGGCATCGTTCTATCTTCATATCCACTCACATTTAATGGCACCACATTTACCATTAATGGAACTGGTTTAGGCGTTAATGCTACGGCAGAATTCTTCTCCACAACAAAATTCTATAATCCGGTTACTTTTGAGCCGAGTGCAAGTATTGGGTGGGCTGGAGGTATGCAGCCGACATTTAACCAGGCCACTGTCTCAATGCCGGCGGATGCTAATTACACCCTTTCATCAACACAATATAATTTTCTTGAGTTAGTTATTACGAGCGCTGTGCCCTTGACAAATACTCGTGATTTGATTTTCCCATTGGGCGGTTTATACACCATTCACAATGCCACATCTGGTAGCCAAGCTATCAGAATTAGGGGAACTACGGGAGCCGCATTTACCATCAACACAGGATTTACTGCTGTTGTTTGGAGCGACGGTGTCAATTTCTATGGAACAGGTGGCAACTCTGGTGTCAATTGGGCTAATGACTTAGCCGGATCGACCGATTTTAGTCAGACCGTTGTTGCTTTGAGTGGTGTTGGAGTAAGCGGCGGCATAGATGTTTTCAGCGATCTAACCTGGCAGAATGTTGCAGCCAGCCCAGTCATTAAACAAGGTGGCACTGGCTCCAGCTCTGGTCATACTTTTACTATTCATGCTCAAGATGTAAATAGCAGCTCATCTTTCGTAGGCGGTTATCTCAATCTATCTTCTGGTCACTCACAACTCGGACCAGATGGTTATGTCAATCTTCAAACGGGCGGAATTGATAGGCTTGTTGTATCTCCAAGCTACATTACTATTCCAGCATTTTCTACTGCCGGTGTTGTTCATAATGATTCTTCTGGCAATCTATATAGTGGATTGATTATAGTTGGTTCTGACATTACGCCAGGATCAAATGGTGATGTTCTCAAAACCGTTGGTGGTGTGGCTACTTGGTCAAGCGGCGGCAGCGTCACTTGGGCTGCTGATTTGACTGGCTCTACAGATACTAATCAATGGGTCGCTGCTATTAGCGGTTCTGCTGGTGCTGGTGGCACTGTTCCACTTAACATCACTACTCTACAGTTTGCTTCTGGTCAGACAAGCCCGGCTCTCAATCAAGCTTCTACTTCATCGGCTTCTGGTCAAACTCTAACCGTTCAGGCTCAGGGTGCAACCGGTGCCACACATAATGGTGGAGATTTATATCTTGCATCTGGTTCATCTGGTTCGGCTACGGCAGGAACTGTCAGACTAAGAACTGATAGCACAGATAGACTACTTGTTTCTCCAACCAATATCACTATCACGGCCTTTGGAACTGCCGGAGTAGTTCATAATGATTCTTCTGGTAATCTATCCAGTAGTTTGATTGTCAATGCTGATGTTGATGCTGCCGCAGCTATTGCTTACAGCAAACTTAACCTAACTGGCGACATTGTCAATGCTGATATCTCTTCTTCCGCCGCAATTGCAGTCAGCAAATTAGCTGCCGGCACTGCTGGTCAAATATTGCAAAGCAATGCCACCCCAACGCCAACTTGGACAACGGTTACTCAAGATATTTCATTAAGTAATACTGGTGTCGCGACTGTAGTTGGTATAAGAACCAAAGCTGTCAATTCTACTGTTGCCTCTGCAGGATCGGCACAAGATGGATATGCTCTAACCTATGTATTTGCCAATAATGATTTTGAGCTTCTACCTGGCAGTGGTGGAGGTGGAGGTGGTTCTGGTGTAACAACTGTTGGAACTATAGACTCTCAAACTAAATCAGCCAATGGTTTAGTGATTGTTGGAACTTCTATTTATGCACAAACGGCCGATGCATCTAATCCAGGTTTGGTATCTACTGGAACTCAGACATTTGCTGGAAATAAAACGCTATCTGGTTCTACTACCCTATCAGCCCTATCTACCGGACTTGTTCATTCAGGTTCGGGCGGTGCCCTAACTTCCAGTCTATTGGTTAATGTTGATGTTGATGCGGCTGCAGCTATTGCCTATAGCAAGCTTAACCTATCAAACTCAATTGTCAATGCCGATATTAACAGTTCAGCAGCCATCGTTTATTCTAAACTAAATCTAACTGGTTCCATCGTTGATGCGGATGTAAATGCTTCAGCAGCTATTGCTGGAAGCAAAATTACTCCAAACTTTGGCTCTCAGGCCCTAACGGCAGGACAATCTGTTCTTGGGACTACTACAGCAGCTAATACCTTGGCCGGCTCTTGGGCAGTAACAACTCGTTCTGTTTCTGGTGCTCTGACTATCGATACCACAACTACTGACTACATTCTTCTTGTAGATACATCAGCTACCAGAAATATCACTTTCCCAGCTCCAACTAATGGTAGAATCATTATCATCAAAGACAAAACTGGAACTTGTGAAACCAACAATATTAGTTTGTTGCAGCATGGTTCTGAAAAAATTGATGGCACGGCCGCTACCAGAGTATTGAATACTAACTGGGGTTATTGGACATTTACTTCAGATGGCACCGATTGGTTCCAGGTGGGCTAATGGCTAAACTCAATAAGAAATACATCACTGGCACAACTACTTGGACAGCACCAGCAGGTGTAACCGAAGTGTTACTTATTGGATGTGGCGGTGGTGGCGGTGGGGGCGGGGGCGGCGGAAATGTCGGAACTGCCTTGGCATCAGGAGCTGGGGGCGCTGGAGCACTTCAAACCACCACATACATAACTATAGTTCCAAATACTACTTATACAATTACTATTGGGGCTGGCGGTAGTAGCGGAGCAACAAATGTAACTGGAGGTGCCGGTGGGGATACTACCTTTGGAACATTAGCCACATTCAAAGGGGGCTCGGGTGGCCAACAAGTGCAGGCAGCCACCTCTAATGGTGGGGCCTCATTTCAGGCAGCTTCTGGGACAAATATTCAACTTAGTAATGCTGCCGGAACTGCAAGATCAATAGCTAATGGGGGTAATGGAACCTCTGCTGGTGGAACTGGTAATGCTGGAGACATGAATATCATTGGTGGCTTTATTGGTGGTGTCGGCGGGCTTGCTACTGGAACTCGTTCCAGCGGTGGAGGTGGTGGTGCAGGGCCGCAAGGTGCTGGTGGAACAGGTGGTGCTGGAGCACTATCAACATCTGTCGATGGTGGAGCTGGCGTAAGCCCATCAGCCAATACTGGTGCTGGGGCTGGCGGTGGGGGTGCTGCAACTTCTTCCCATGTTGGCGGAGCTGGCGGAACAGGTGGCTCTGGTTATCTTTACATAATTTGGAAAGACTAATATGTCAAAACTAAACAAAGTATATTTCACAGCTTCATCTACTAACTGGACAGCACCCGCTGGTGTCACTGAGATACTTGTCATTGGTTCTGGTGGGGGCGGGGGTGGAGCAGGCGGAGCTACAACTAACGGTGGCGGAGGCGGAGGCGGTGCTTTACAAGGCGCCGTTTATATCACTGTAGTCCCAGGAACAACTTATACTGTAACTGTTGGAGCTGGTGGAACTCATGGAGCCGCATCTTCTGGTGGTGGTTTAGGTGGCGATACAACATTTGGTTCATTGGCAACCTTCAAAGGTGCTTCTGGTGGTGCAACAACTGCTGGAAATGGTGGGGCTTCATTTCAAACGTCTTCTGGCACTACTGTGCAATTGAGTAATGCTACTGCAACAACCGCCAGAGCAGTCGCTAATGGAGGCAAGGGTAGCGCATCTACCGTTGCAGGTATTGCTGGTGATATGAACTATTATGGTAATGGTTCATATGTAGGCGGGGCTGGCGGTTCTTCTGGCGCTTCAACTGGTGGAGGCGGAGGTGGCGGTGGAGCCGGCTCTCAAGCTTCTGGTGGAGCAGGCGGTCAAGGTAAAACCGGCTCTACTACAGGTGGCACCGGAACTACTCCATCGGCTAATACTGGGGCTGGTGGTGGAGGCGGAGGTGGTTCCGCTACTGGAACTGCTGGAGCCGGTGGTGATGGTGGCTCCGGTTATTGCATTATCATTTGGAGTGATTGATATGATGTTCTGTGAGCGTTGCAATAAACGAATTCCAGCAATGGAATGGCAGCTTTATGATAAATACTGTCAAAATTGCCATCAGTTGTTTAGGGCAAATCTCAAAGTCAAAGAAGTGCGACAACAGTTATCTCCCGAACTCATCATCATTTGGACCTGGCCGGATACTAAAAGTATAATCCCAAACTGTGAAGTCTATATGTATGATGTTTTGGTGTCCAATCTATATATGAGCCCCGAGGGAACCACTTTAGAGAGTGTTGAATATATTTTGAACTATACTCCAGTTCATCAGAGAATAATCGATTACTGGACACGCGAATCTATTATGAGAAAATAATGTCTGATACCATTACCCTTATCCATTATTGTATTACCGGATTGACAACTGTTGTTGTCGGATTGGGCGTGGCATTTCTTAAACTCAAAGAGAAGAAAGTAGATGCAGACTCTATTTGCAAACAAGACTTTCAAGAGCTACAAACTAAAGTAGCCGTCCTGGAAGAGCGCATCAATAACGAAATTACTATGCTATCGAAACTTGACGATAAGCTTGACCAAATTAGGGATCGACTATGACAGTTGGATTATTTGAGCTATTCAAAAGCAAAAAAGCCACCATGAGCTTAATCATTCTGGCTTGTGCTACCACCGCTTTGTTCAAAGGCAAATTAGATGGAACCAGTTATGCTGCCGTTATTGCAACTGTCGCCACCATCTATAACTTCTGCCAACATGCCATTGACAAAATCACAGCCAACCAGAACAATATGCAGGTAATCAATAACTTACCTGATAGAGGGACGCTATAATGAAATCAGACGATGAACTACTGGATACAGATTTACAATTGACAGAAGTGAAGCAAGAGAAAACTAATGAAGATAAACTAAGAGAGCTTCTCGACAAGATGAATGCTACACTCGACAAAATAGAACAGCGCAAGAAGGCTATTACAAGTAAAGTCGGCTGATATGGCCATGAAATATTCACCAGAACAATTGCCCGGTGAGTTATTCTATCGTGGCTATCTTAATGAATCCGAAGCATATTTTCAAATTCAATATAATCATTACCAAAATTGGCGCATGAACTTAGGCTTGCCAATGACTGATATAGACGCAGTCATTAGTGATGGTCATTTAGAGAGTTTTAATGCTATGAGAAACATTGAGTATATGAAAATTGCCGGAAAGTGTATTCCCTACGCCATCTTAGAAATGAAGCATTTCAGGACGCCTGATATGGTTATTACTACCATTTTAGATACCTCCACTCCCAATGGCGAAGTGGCCAACTTGGCAGGACTACCCTTCTTCGTGGTCAAATACTTCCCAGCTCAAGAGAATAACAATCGTTGGGAGTTCAGTGTGTATCCGGTCAATGACCATGCCAAACAAATTCTTAAATTCTCCCAGCACATGAGCGAGCGAAGATTCACCCAGTTCATGTATCAAGATTTGCGCAAACAGACTGTGCCCGAGAATTTGTTGGAGAATACCTGCCAACAGAAGAACAGTAGTTTATTCTCTCCATTGTGAGGTATATAGTTAGGTGGTATTTAATCGACTACTTAGAAGCTATTTCATAGCTTCGCCCATGGGGCATTCTGATACAGAAGTCACGCCTCCCAATTGAGAAATCAGTTGAGAGGCAGCCCGCTCTCAAACAGCGGATGCTCCACCAGAGAGTGATCAACTTTAGACCTTCGAAAACTTGCTGTTGGGTTTGATCAAACAACAGATTATCGTGAATGATGGGCTCGCTGGATGAGCCAGTTGTCTGTAAAACAACCGCCTTTGTGCTACCTGTTCGACTCAGGCTTTCACGACCAGATACCGAGTGCGGTGTCATTGTATTTCTTGAACAGAACTACAAAGCTTGGCGAGTCTAAGCAACGCCTGAATCTTAGAACGAAAAAACCCCGGATAGCCTAAAAACTATCCGGGGTTTGATCTTTTATGTGTCCCAGCGAGCCCCCGCAGGCTAACTGAGACTCTGAATGATAACGATGAACAAATGTCTCAAGAAGGTAAAGGCGTCATCACCCAGAGCGAATCCGTTGGGAGAAACCAACACCTAATCTATATCCGGTTCTGACAATTTTTCGACCACTTCTTCTGTCGGTTTTACGAATGTTGTCTTGCCAATTTGTATTGTATCTCCATTGGGCACCCAGGTAATACCAAGAGTTCGTTCCACAGCCGCTCGGAGGGCTTGTCGCAGTCTAATGAACTGCTCACCGGTTAGAATGATTGTGGTCATGAGAACACCAATAATAGTTTAAGTCGTTCTTCCGTGATATCGAAAGGTAGCCAAGGTAGAATCATATTCATATCATCATAATCATTTTTAACTATCTCTTCTATACAATTACCTTTGAAGTATTGGCACTCTTTTACTTTGATTTCTTTATTGGCAGCATAAATGCTATGATCATTTAGATTCCACAGTAGCATGCAAGTTGTGAAATGAATTCTAAAAACGAAATCGCCCCGTTTTTTGAGCAGTCGCGAACCACATGAAGAACATTGTAGCCCATAATCAGAAATCTCTTTATACTCAACTTTCCATTCACCATTGCATCTTGGACATTTATCATACGGATATTCAGATGTGTCTATTGTAACCGTAGGTTTATCTTGTAGCCTAACAGCAAGAAATGTTTGGCTATCAGTTTTCATTTTTCGAGTTATCTTTTTGTGCTTTTTACTCACTGGTTTGTCTTTTTCTTATGACAACGCTTGCACAATACTTGGAGATTATCCAACGGGCAGAAGAGGCGCTCCATGTAAGTATTCCAATCAACAAAGCTCCCAATTTCCACTATATGATCTACTTGCACCTGTTTGAGTTTGAATGATTTCTTGCAACTATTGCACTGGTATAAACCGCGAGCAATGCGAGAAGCTTTGATGGCAGCATATCGGGTGGGGCCGCGGAGCCAAGTTAGCCTAAGTGCAGAGATTATCTTCGTTCTCATCCAATTCAATCTCCACTTCTAATTGTCGATACAGAAAGGCCATTCTCTCAGCTTCGTTATGTCTTTCCATGCGAGTTTGCATTGCTTGGAACTGGCGCATGGTCAATCTACCAATCATTTGTCTATACGGATTAGTCAATAGTGGATCAATCATCTTCCATCTCTTCCAATATACACATCTTAGCGTCAATCTCTCTTAGATCGGCTGCGCTATCCATGACAGCATGCCAATCTTCCGCCGATACTTTGGAGAGCAGATATTGAATCAATGAGGCCCTTTGTTTCTCTAACTTATCAAGTGTGGGGATCATATTAGTTTTTCTTATTCGACTCTACGCAGGACGGACAGACATCTTTGTGATCATCAAAATAGTAATGAGTCTCTTCATCGCCCCAATTGAAATCTAAATAGCAGACATCGCACATGCGCCATTCTTCTACGAAACAATTGTTAGGGCTCTTCTCAACCACCAAAGGCATCACATTGGGATTGGAGAGTTGCTCTACCAGGCTATCCCTGAACTTCTGTAGTTGGGCGAGTTGCTTGTCCAGTCTGTCGATTTGAACTTGAATATTATCCCTTTTGGTCATCATTCCACCCCATTATTTTCTTGGACATCTCAATGCTTTCTTGAATGCTCTCCATCTCTTTCAGAATCATCTTCATATGATTATTAACGAAACGGAACCATGCAACCATCGCCTCTTCTTTATGGTAGGTGCAGTCAAATACATAGATGCCACAAGGGCAGCACTCTATCTCTTTCATCTCTTCTCCATAACTTCTTTTCGTTTTACATTGGCGAGAAATGCCTTCTCAGTATTTGGATTAGGCACCTTCTCTTGGTATCCATAAGCCATTATTAGATCGGGTGTTCGCCAATAGGTTTTGTATTGATATTTGCAGGTGCGGTATTCTTCAATCTTCATTTATCCCCATTGAATTTCAACTGGATATCTGGTAGGCAAGATATTCCGTATGATGGGCCAGTTGCGGTGATAAAACAAGTCACACCTCTTTTATCATCATGCCAAGTTACAACATCATATTTGACATGCTCTTGTGTAGTATCGTGATTACTTTTCATGCAGCTTTCCAAATCACAACCACATAATAGTAAGCATAATGGTAGTAGGTATTTCATTTCTTCTCACAGATGATGGTGAATTTACCCGATGGCCCCATTACTTCTATGTTCCCATCTACCAGTTTGGCATGAGGGGCCTCTTTCAATAAGCGCCCGAAAACCAATTCATGAACTGTCATTTCTTTTATGGAGTATCCGTTTCTGGCGGCTCCATTCAGAAAATCTAATATCTTATCTGACTCTGTTGTTTTTGATAGCTTAGCGAATAATGGAGATTCTCTGTTCCACATTCTGGCAGTCTCGGCAGGATATGTCTCGGTTAATGGATCACCGTGATGTTCCATATTCTCTCGCATAATATCCATGATGGGGCGACCTTTGGTTTTGACATCTTCAATAGCTTTGGTCAAAACTTGTTCTAACATCGCGTCTTTTAATTGCTGCAAGCGCTCTTCTACGCTTCTCATCCAATCTTCAATGGTGCCACAGTTACTAACGCCATCTTTGCCTGGCCAAGTAAATCTCTTATCTTCTCTCATTTACTATCTCCATGAACTGGCTGACCATCCACCAACACGACTGTCTTAATCTCCACCTTAGAAGTGGCCAATTTATCCAGCGCCACTCCAATTAGAAATCTGGCTAAATCCGAGTTGTTCATCAATCCGCCAAATAGCTTGACATTGATATCTTGAACTCTGTTGTATTCTGCCTCACTGAACTTAGCGTTCAACTGATGAGTGTGATTTGTTTGCTTGCGTCCCATAAATAGCCTCAATTTCGTTTTTGATTTGTTGTAACATGATTGTCTCAATAAGTTCGAGAAAATCATCTTGATGTTTAGATTTTTTCATTTCATTGCAGCGCCAACAAGCGGGCACACAATTTTCATAATCATGCCCCTTAGAGTTATCAATTCTATCCAACCCATTGTAGGTGAAGCTGTGTTTGACTCGGGCACGATTTGGAGATGACATGGTATTGGAGGGCGCATCTCCACAATAGACACACGGCTTCTGGCACAAATCAAGAAATTGTTCGAAGGTCAGATTGCTGCCGTCTTCTATGTAGTGTAGATAGACCCTATAAGCGATAGCCTGTGGCCCGAAGTTCTTCTTTGTTTTATGCCAGCAACCGCAGGACTGCTTGGCATTGCGATGATCTTTGTATTTGACATGACGAGCTTGGGCGGTGATTTTATTACCGCAATCACATTGCCATTCCCAGATGGCCTCACTGCGACCATCACCAGTCTTCTTGGTGCCAATACACCTGATAGCAGTTAGCTTATTGAATTTCTGACCTGTAATGTCTTTCACTTTACCAGTCATTTAGTTGGCCTTCTTGATTAAATCCATTAGGCAACCATCAGTTTCCAACTCTGCCTTCAACTCAGAGTTTCCCTTAATCTCCCAAGCATCTTCTGCTTCTACTGCCTGATTATATTCGGCCTGCATTTCTACAGTGATTAGAGATTGAACTTTCTGGGATCGTTTCAATAACTGATTAGACTCAATCTTAGCGTCGTGATATTCTTGCTTAGCCACCTTTAGCTTCTCTTCGGCCGGCTTGAGAACCTCTTCTGCTTTTTGTTTGAGCAAATCTCGTAGAACGATAAGTGATGATGTGATGTCTTTATTCATTGCCCCTCCCACAGGTATGAACTTCAATGCAAGCACACTCGGACTCTTCTTTTGGCATCAATTTCTTCAAACGAGCCTTGACTGCCTTATCTAAGATGTCTCGAAGCAAATCTCCCATAGTTGGGAACTCGTTTCGGGGGCTTAAAGTTAGCAGATTGTCAATGGCCGCCTTCAAAGAAGGATCAACTTTAATGTTGATTTGTGCTGTATAACTTGGTTTCATGTTATCTTATATAACAGGTTATCCACTTATGATTTGTCTTTTTTCGTGGAAAGTGTTTCCAAGAACTCTCGTGGTTCTCCCACAGTTTTATTGGTAACCACCCCATTTTCCACTTCATGAACGACATGAATGAACTTTTTCAGTCCCATGATACGAGCAAAATACTCTTCGGGCGTTTTAGAATCTACAGCAGTAGTCCAAACATACTCCCCAATCAAATCATCAATGACATAACTACCGTCATCTTGCTGAACGGCTTTTAGTTCTTTGGTGAAGATTTCAAGATATCTCTCCCAAGTCTGCTCTCGGGGGCGGCGGTCATAAACTTCCCTAACCTGGGCGACAGTTATTCTAATCATTTGGCGTCCCTAATGGCTCGTAGAAATGGCAACAATTGCAAACCAATCTTGGGCTCATATGGCTGAGTTGGGTGATTGCATAGCTGGTTAATCTTAGCCCAAACATCATCATCTAACTGTAAGTCATCTCCCGGCTTGGCCGTCTTCAGGACATCAATTAGTTGCTGACATTTCTCCAGCTCATCCAAACTACCTCCGAAGGCATTGGAGGCCAGTGGGTTATTGATGAGATAGGTGGGGAAATCGAAATCTACATCTTTCACTTGATCGCCCACTTGGACATTCTTTAATGTAACGCTTGGTGGGATAGTAATTGTTTTGCTCATTTAACTCTTCTTTCGTAGGTTATTGTTTAGAGATGCGATTATAGTATCGTCTCCAGTATTCTCACATTCAAACCAAGTTGAATATATGGTTCGAAATCAAAATCTTCCATGTGGCGGCAATGTGCCAAATCTCCATAGGTCATTACATATGGTGTGATGTTCTGCATTGGTTCTGGCAGTTCTGTGCTTCGGTCAATAACCAGATTCTTGTTGAGGTATCTGTGGAATGCTGCCAACATATGTTCGTTGTTCCAATATTTGATTGAGAAGATTTGATTAGTCTGGTTTTTGATACAGTAGTCGATGAATTGTTTCACTCTTTGACGATCCCATTCGGTAGGTTTCGGCATTCCGGGCATTTTGTGTAGGGCACCAATCAATCTTCTGAGATTCTGTAGGTGTGGGTGGCGAGATGGTGAAGTTGCTTTGCTAAACTGATAGCCGGAGTCTTCATTAGATTCCACCGGCACGACCTCTAATCCAGTCTTAGAAATTATGTAGCCTAAGAACTGATACTCTGTCCAGCTTTCAACATCCAATGTATCAAATTGATTGCACTTGTCCATAAATTTCAACCATGTCTTCCAGTAAGGCCCTCGTGATGCCTTGTTTTCTTGTATTGTCACAGTATTCTCCAAATTAGCTAATTTGGAGGCATGGTATATAGTTGTTGGGAAACAACGGAGTTACAGTGCCTCCAAAACGAAAAGCAGTCGGTGTCCAGCCGGCTGCTTTTTTCATTCTGTGGGTGGTAGTTTTGGTGATAGATTAGCGAAGTCTTGCATTTCGATTTGCCCAGTCTCTTTCAGCATAATCACAGACTCTGTATTGATCTTATATTCTTCTGTCAGTGATTTGATGCCGCGTTTAAGAATCAATGAAACAATGTCTTGCTTGGTGGCAGAGACATCATGCACATCTTCAAATGCCATCATTATTAGGCGTATGCCTTCCGCCTGTTCTTTGGTAATTCGAACATGCAATTGTTTGACTTCCGCCACCTCTTCATGGAAATTCTTCATAATACCTAAGCCTCGTGTTTATGTTGTATAGGCTTCTATATCATGAATTTAGAAATTGTAATTGCGAAGAATTTGGCCGCATCGAAAGTGCATCTGAAAGTGCTACTGATCTTATAATACAACTCTCGTTGAGTTGATCAGATAAACTATACGTTAGTATTTCTGCAGTTAATAAGTAGCACTTTCGAGAGCACTTTCAGAAAGACCACTCAAATGTAGAAAATATAAACAGAGGTCAAGGCGACTAACTTGCCCAATATACAAAAGAACTCTCTAATTAGGAGAGCGCGAGAACCTAAGGTTCTCGTCTATACACATTTGTAAGAGTAGTACGACAGTAGCCAGTATTATTGGCGCTCTTCCCTCAACCCAGATATTTTCTGTAATATCTCTTGTATTCGCTTGTTGCCGGCCACTAACTTCTGAATTTTGTGAATGGTTCCACCATATCTTTTCTTCTGAACATACCCAAATTCTTTTTTGACATCCAAATTACCCATAATGGATTTATGAACAGAACTCTGGTGAATACCCAATAACTTTGCTATCTCTGTTTGAGTATAGCCATCCAGTCTCATTAGCATTATATTCTTCTGGTTCTCTGTTAGGTTATTATTAACAATTTTCATCACTTCCATTAGTAATTCATCTTCTAACAACTCAATCTCTTCACTATACTGGAAGGGATTAAGAGCGTGGAATAGTCCATTCTGATTGGAGAATGAGTTCAGGTGGTCGTCACTAACAGCCACCTCCAATAAAACCCATTGGTATTTGTCTGAGCGCACATTTTTACGCTCAACATCTCGATTCTTTTTGTAATTCATATTCCCTCCATATGGCTTACTCGGTATCATTATGAGATTTCGATGAGAGATGGAGCAGATATAGATACATCTGAAATCGAACCCCCATAGGAGCCAATATGACCGATAACAAATACGCTACTGATATCCGTGAAGTAAAAAGACAAGAGGCTGAACAATCCGCCAAAGATAAGGCGGCTCAAGATGAAGCTGCCAAGGTAGCCGAACAAGAAAAAGCAGGCAAATAATGAAGACTGATTACGCGAAAGTCAAGAAGCTAACCGCCCAAGTCAATACACTGGGTGAGGTCATTGCCCAAATGACCAAAGAAATGGAAATACTACGAAACAACATTGCCCTATTGGCCAAGGTAGCTCATTTCCATGGAGAACCAGAAGTGGCGGAAAAGGTGAAAGAAGCCTTTGCCCAAGCTAATGAAGAACCAAACTGGGTAAAGAAGGAGTTCAATGATGGCGAGACCCAAGAAGAATCCGTTACCACCGCAGCCACCGAGCAGTGAGATGCCAGCCACTCACCCCTCCCAGGTAGAACTGCCCGTTGCCACGCAGAGGTCAATCTTAGAAGAACTTCTGGCCCACACCCGCACCAGGCGCCTCAAGCTGCAAGGCAAGGCGTTTAAAGACAACGACGACAAGCTAAAGCTATTGGCCTTAGATGTCACCATTGGTCAATTGCTTCTTGAGATAGAAGACCTCCCTTAATGGCAATTAGCGAACGCAAGGCATACAAAGAACTCATTTGGTATTACTGCAGCTCTTCCGCCGATTTAGGCATTAGTTCCAGTTTTGGGTCTATCATTGCGTCCGCATTTGGCTTTTCACCATCCAATTCAGTCAATCATGTAGAGAATAAGATGGTCGGACTCATCTCCCAACCGAAAGGCTCTCCTGTCAAAAAGCTGAGAAAGATTGAAAAAGCCCTGGCTTCTATCCCAAGACAACAACGCCGCATTCTTGATGCCATCTATGGCAATTACATCTTCCCACCCCAATTGACCTCAGTATTTGGCCAAAAGACAGGCGCGGCCCTATTCAATAACCTCATCACAGAATTACCAAAATTAATTCAACTTTGCACGAAAAAATTGTCCAAAAATAAGCTAACCTCAGAAGACGTCAATTTACTACAACAAATAGAAGAGCAGAAAGAGCTACTATTTGTCCAAGCCCACCAAGTATATTTAAGGGAAAGAGCCAAACATGACCTCCAACCTTAAAGATCAATATACTGTCAAAGAGTTAGCCGCCATATTTAAGATGTCACATAAGGCAACTATACGCCATTTAAGACATTTCAATGTCCCCCTGCAAACTAAAGAGAGATTCAAATCTCACATACCCACGCTCATTATTAGGGACAATAACCCAGAACTGTTTCATTCCATAGAGTTAGCGGTAGCAGGAAAGGTCAAGAAACCATTCTTCACCATCAAAGACCTGATGCCATTGTTCTATAAAACACAGTCAGGCATGTATAGATGGATTAAGCGCCATCAAATCCCAACCAGAGTTTGTGGCAATAAAATTGTTCTGTTGGCATCAGTTTTACTACAGTTGGAGAAACAATCTGCGCCATAATAAAACATTTATGAGCTATCTATAGAGAGAACAACCATGGCCAGAACCAATACTATCCCAGACACTTTAGTCCCAGCTATCATGAAGATGCTTCACGATGGTGCCAATGCCCAGAAGGTAGTAGATTGGCTTAAAGCAGAGCACGACATCAATGCCACTGTGCGTATGGTCAATTTCCGCACGCAAGAACTTCGTAAATTGGAGCAAGAATCCAAGAAGTTAGCTATCGCCGAGGCCGCCGCCCAATCCGCACTCGACTGCATTGGAATCATCGACAGTGGCATCATGCTTCTCAATCAGGAAGCTATCAAACTACTCAAAGCCACTGACACCGAATCTAAGTTAGCCGGTCGCCAAATAGCTGAAACTGCTCTGAAATACATCGACAAGAAGATGAATCTTACCGGTATGGACAAAGATGAAATCACCGAGTCAGATGAAGAGCTTCTCAATAGCTTACTGAAGAAGTTAGGCGAATGAACGAAACTACATCAATTCTACCAGAAAACGATGGATTTAGCACCAATATTGACCAATTTCGTGCAAAATTCCAGCAAATCCCACTTTCTGATAGGCCAAAATATCTGAAAAAGATGTCTCCAGGGGAGCTTCGCTTTCTCTTTCAAAATCCCCAAATCTTTCTCTTCGATAAACAAATACCCCCTTCAACCAATTGGAGATATCATTGGTATCGTGGCGGAAGAGGGATTGGCAAAACTTTCGCCTCCACTTCTTGGCTCTATGAGAAGATTATCAATGGCGCCAGAGAAGTTGCCATCGTTGGCCCCGACTATTCTACTCTCATCAAAGAAATACTACCAATCTTTGAATCCCATTTCCCACCTGACCAAATACCTAAATTTAATGGCAAAGACAATATGTATAAATGTCATAATGGATGTATTGTAAAGGTGTATTCAAGTGAGACAGAGATTCGTGGATTGAATGCTGAGTATGGAATTGCAGAAGAAATCTGCAAATGGTGCGACGGTATTCCCGATAAAATCAAAGACAGATTCCGCCTATTCAATTTGGGAGTTAGAAGCCGCCGAGCCAAACCCAATCCACAAATCTTCATTGCCTCTACCCCAAAACCATTCCCTATCTTCATCGAGTTCGAGAAAGAGTTCTTAGCCGGCAACCCAGACTACTCCATGGTCATCGCTGAGACCAAAGAGAACATCTATCTATCTGAGGCAACCAAACGAGCCTACTATGCTGAATACGGCAATACCAGATTCGGTCGCCAAGAGCTATATGGTGATTTGTTGGTGGATAACCCAGATGCATTGTGGAAAGCTGACATATTGGAGAAATGTCATATCACTCAGCAGGTATTCGATAAGCTATTGAGAGATGGCGTATTGAAGGTTATCAAAGCGGTCGTTGCTGCTGATCCGGCTGTGACAACCAATAAATTCTCTGATGAGACCGGTTTGATAGCTGCCTGCCTGTGTAGCGACAACAAAGTCTATATATTGGAAGACGCTTCTGGTAAATTGACTCCCGAGCAGTGGGCCAGCAAGGCAGTCGAGCTATACAAGAAATACAATGCCGCCCACATCATCATGGAATCTAATCAAGGTGGAAACCTATTAGAGCAAGCCATTAAGACAGTGGATAGGTATGTCAGAACCCAACTCATTCATGCTTCAGTGGGTAAGCAGACCAGATTCGAGCCAGTCGTAATGGCTTATGAACGAGGGGAAGTCTATCATGTGGGAAACCTACTTGGCCTTGAAAGCCAAATGTTGTCATATAATCCATATTTGGGCAATCAATCATCACCAGACAGAGCAGATGCTGCGGCTTATTGCGTATATTATCTACTGCTGGGTCAAGCCGCTCCAGTTCAACGATCCACTAAGAATTTCGGTTCTTGGTAATATAAGGTAAAACACAATGGTTACTTTTAAAACACTTGACTCCAAAAACTCAGCCTTCAACCCAGGACTATTACAGCGCCTCCATGTTCTGTATAAAGGTGGATATGATGTTTGGAACAATGCAGACCTATTTCTACACCAATTAGCATCTGAAACCACCGCTTCATTCGAAGATCGTAAGCAATGTGCGGCCTATCTACCATTGATGTCTGATACCATCGATTACTATGCAGCTATGTTATTCTCTGGCGAAATGTCAGTGACCGAAGCTGCCGATGCTGATGATGAAGGCACTTTGGGCGATGAAGCAGATGATGAATCTGTGTATAAACTATTCTTGGCTTGTGCTAATCTAAGAGGTAATTCATTAGAAGAAGTAATGCGCCATACCACTACTGACGCCCTAATGTATGGTTATGCTTTTGTGGGAGTTGATTTCCCCCGTTCTGATGAATTGCCAACCACTCTATTGGAAGAAGAAGTTCTTCAAGTAGCTCGCCCTTACTTATGTGATATTGATCCAGATTGTGTTATTAATTGGTCATGTAATGAGGCCGATAAGTTCAATTGGGTAGTTATTAAGTCAGACAATGTAGTTCAGCCTGATCCATTGCAACCTCCAATGCACCAAGTAGAGTTCAAGATTTGGAAGATGGAGAATGGATTTGCTAAATGGCAACTATACCAAACTGACCTATTGAAGATGGGTAAGCAGCCAAATCCAAATGACGATGTAGCATTGGTAGAAGAGGGAACCACTTCATTCAAAGAGATTCCAGTTCTTAAGCTATGTTTGCCAACTGGATTATCATTAGGGCCAAAGATTGCTCCAATGTGTGAAAATATCTTCCAAAGAACTTCTATTCTATTCAATGGTGAAAACAAATCACTCAATGCAATGAGAGTTGTATTTCTTGGAGACGAATCTAATGCTCCAGGTGGGCCAACTCCAGCTATGGTTCAAGAGAATCCATTTCGTCATTTGACATTGCAGACTGATTGGGAATCTAAGGGATTTGGTGTGTTAGGCGCTAATGACAAAATGGATATCATTGAATCCCAAGGCCACGCCTTTAAGATTGTTGATGAACAGATTGATCGTCAGATTGAGAAGGTTAAAGAGACCGTTCATCAGATGTCTAATACTGCTGCCGCTTCTAAGGGTTCTAAGAGCCAAGGTCGTTCGGCTGCTGCTCAACAAGAATCAAGACATGCCACTGAGATTCTATTAACGGCTTATGGTAATATCGTTAGAGATTACATCAAATCTATTATGAATTGTATCTCTACAGCTCGTAATGAATCAATTGTATGGACAGTTGATGGATTTGAGAACTTCACTATTATGGATCGCTCTCAATTGACTGAAGAGGCTAAGAATTTCCCTCAGGTTATTCAGGATAGCAAAAGTCAGACATTCAGTAGGCTCTATACTGAGAAGTTCTATTTGGGATTGTTAGATGGCGCTTCTCATGAAGAAGCTAAGCAGATTCGTCGTGAGATCTTGGACGCTATCGACAAAGCAGCGATGGCACCAGATATGCAGGGAGCAACAGCCGTGCCCCAGCTCAATCAGGCAGCTAAACCCGATTCTGGTCAATCTGATGAAACTATGGCCCTTGGCCCAGCAGGACAACCTCTATTGCCAGAAGGTTCTCATCTACAAACTGGCGAACACATTGATCCACAAGAAGTATTTGATCATTTAGCACAAGACTATAATGAGAAAGACATTGATTGGGTATTGCATATTCCATGGATTGGCCCAGTAGAAGTTCCACTTAACTCAATTGATTTCTCCAATAAAGATAACTGGCAAGCTACTCAAGATGAAGATCATGTAGAGATGTTTGCTGATAAGATGTCTAATGACAACATGACTAAGCCAATTGTATTGGTTAATGCGCCAGCTCAGGACGGCAAGATGATGATTGTCGATGGACATCATAGGGCATTGGCCGCATTGCAAAATGGACAGCCAGTTCCAGCTTATGTTGGACAGGTAGGTCGTTTGCAAGGCCCATGGAGCAAACTGCATTCCAAGCAAGTTGGCAAGAAACAAGGTTCTGGTTTATTGGCCAGTTCTCAGCAAGTTAATGCCACTTCACTTCAGAAAGACATCTCCAATCAGGTCAATCAGTCTGAAAGGGCTAAGGGCGGAAAGACAAAGTAATGGCCCGCACTTATCGTAGCGGTCAATGTAGAAAAGTCGTTTATCATACCAAAGAGTCTGCCTACAAAGGCATTATCAAGCGTAATACCACCACTATTCTCCGTATCTATTGGTGCAATTCATGTAATGGATTCCATCTAACACACAAGAAGAGAAAACCATGATTTTCACACCTTATGAACAAAAAGTTATTATAGAGCAATTGGGAGAAGATGGTTTGACCGACTATTACTTAGAAATCGGTGCGGAAGGTTTAATCATTACCACTCGAAAGGGTATAGTAGAGTTCAATGCAACTGGGTTTAAGGTGAAAATCAATGATAATCCATAATTTTCTATCTTACTATCTGATACCAGGCAGAAACCTATTCTATAGGCTGCCTACTTTCAAGAAGCGCAAGAGAACCCAGGGAGCAAGAAATGATCCGCAAAGTTGGTAATAAATATCGTATTTATTCTCGAAAGACGGGTAAGAACTTGGGCACTTTTAGCTCAAAAGCCGCTGCTTTGAATCATGAACGACAGATTCAATATTTCAAACATCGAAAGTAAATCTGCTCCAAATCTCACAATAATAAAACAATCTATATAGGGAGCAATCCCTAACACCCACTATTGGCACATGTCTCGCCAAACCAAAATGACATTAAAGGGAAACAACATGCCAGACAATAACGACAATCAGGACAACCAAAACGATTCTTCCAATACTGTTGATTCAGAAGATAAACCAATGTCTTCTAAACAATTTAACCAAGCACTCTCGGCTCGTGAAAAGGCTTTCGAGAAAAGATTGGCTAAGCAGCAAGAAGAATTTACTAAGCTTATTGAGCGATTGGCCCCTCCAGCAAAGGAAGAGCCACAACTATCAAGAACATCAGAGTTAGAAAGAACGGTTAAAGACCTTTCTAAACAACTCCAAGAGCGTGATAGTCGCGAAAAGGCCAGTAATCTCCGCAAATTAGCAGAGCAATCACTTCGTGCTCACGGTATTGATGCCGAATTCACGGAGCATGCACTTGCTTACTTAGTTGATGCAAAACAAGCAATTAAGTATGACGAAGATGGTAATGTGGTCATGGTATTAAATGGTATGCCTTATGAAAACCTTGACGAGGGTATGGCAGTTTGGGCACAATCCCGTGATGCTAAACTGTATAAGAAGCCAACCGGTGCCGCAGGCAGCGGAGATGGTAATCGTCGTAGCGGCTCTTCCACATTAGATCAGATGCAAAAGTCTGGTAAATTGGATTTGAAGCATAGAGAAGATTCAGACAAGTCATTCAATGCGCAAGACCCCAAACTAACTCTTGAGCGTTCTTCCAAAGTGGCTCTAAGTCAGCTTCTCGCACAAAAACTCTCAAAACACTAAGTAATATTTTGGAATATCATTATTCCGAACTTCTTCTAATAAAAGGAATCTCACATGGCAATCAGCTTAACATCAGACATCTCAGCGGTTCTAACTACTGCTTTTGGCCCGGACTTAGTTCGTTTGTGGAACCGTAGAGCTAATCTATTGGCTAACTGCGTGCAAATTGAAGAAGGCGACTTCAAGCAAGTCTTCTGGGCAGCTTCCACCGCAGGCGGCACAGCTAAGGCTGTTGCTGAAGGCTATCAGGTTCAGTCTTCGGATTTCAACCTCGATACAATGGTAAATCTCTCTCTAACCAGAGCGCAATACCTTGATCCATTCTCTCTATCGGATACTGAAATTGCAGTAGCCATGAGATCACCACTCTCTCCAACCAAGTTGATTGACATGATTGCAGAGCGTGTGTTTGAATCCACTACTCGTATCACCGACAAGATCAACCAAGACATGTTCTCCGGCAACGGAACTGACTCCGTCACTGGCGCTCAGAACATTGTTGGTTTGGATACAGCTCTTAACACTGCTGGAACCTACGCAGGTCAAACCTCCGTTTCTGGCCTTGCTTCCAATGTCTCTGGTTCCGATGCTTCTGCAACTGGAACTGCACTAACTCTTCTACAGATGCAGCAAGACTTGACTTCTATCAAGCTTCGTTCCGACGAAAAGCCTGAGTTCATTGTCATGCACCCATATGTTGGAACTGCTCTTCAGACTTTGTTTGAAACTGAGCGTAGAATCGTTAATTTGGACTCCCCAATTAGCCGTTACAACTCCGGCCCAGCCTTGGCCTTCAATGGCGCAGACTCTGGTATGACCTTCATGGGCGTTCCAGTTCTCTACGACAAGGACGGTTATACTTCTGGTGTTCCAGGAGCTGGCAAAGGTAACATCTACTATGTTTCCAAGAGACACTTAGTTGCCGATGTTATGCCCCACCACAATCCATTTGATGGTTCTACTTGGCAGCAAGAGTCTTTCTTGTCTTCCGGCGGTGCGCAATCTGACTCTGGTTCCCCAGACGAAATGGTCGGCCCACCAATCGTTAGCATCGTCTCTTTGGCACGCCTCGGTTTGGCAGCTTCGTTTGCAGTAAACGTTGAACTACAACTCAAAGTTAAGCGCCCATTGGCTCTTGGACGTAGAGTTGGCGTCTCCATCTAAGGGTTTCTGATATATGGTATTCGGAAAACCCGATGCCATATAAAGACCCACAGAAACGAGCTGAATTTCACAAAAGATACGGAGCTGATTGGCGCAAAGCCAATCAAGAGCGTATCAAAAAGAATAGTGAAGCTTATTATGAGCGCACTAAAACTGACCTACACATTAGATACCTTCATTGTATAACGACGGCACGAAAGAGAAATCTTGAGTGGTCGATTAGCGAAGAAGATTATCAAAAGCTAGTGTCAATACCTTGTGATTATTGCAATGGACAATTTGGTCAAGTTACTACTGGAGTAGGTCTTGATCGAAAAGATAACACGAAAGGTTATACTTTAGAAAATAGCGTATCTTGTTGTGGTTGGTGCAATAAACTTAAGAGTGATCAGTTATCTTATACTGAGATGAAGTCGGTTGTGGGACTAATAATAGAAATGAGAACTGAATGACTTTTAGCGAACTTGAAAGGGATGAGATTAGAACCTACTTAGGTTTCCCTCGTCTTTACATAAGCGCCAACCCATTCTTAGAACAAGCCATCACTACTATTCAACCCATTAGTGAAGGCGGTTCGGCTCCCGATTCCAGCATTGAAGATGCTGTTCGTGCAGCTTTACAAGCCATTGCTGCTATTGATGGATACATAACACAACTCGGACAACAGACTATTAACTTAGCTGTTTATGAAGTTCCAGTATCATTGTCTAATGGTGCTACTCTCAAACAAGATTATAGATTAGCTCTATCTACATTGCGTAGAGAGGGAACTAATCAAATCATGAAGGTAGCTATTAGATTGGGTGTTCAACCACTTCGACCTTATTTCTACTCCGATGGACTTGGTTCTGGCAGTCAATATGCTAATCCCAAGTTTTTCGGGAGACCATGAGGTAAGTAAATGGCAACCTTCATTGATACAATCAGGGCGGCTCAGGATAACGGATTCGGGATAGTTGCTTACAAAGAACTATCCAACTTCCAAGTTTATCTTGTCAATGTGGTCAATGATGCAGTCAATTTCGACGATTCTCCCGCAGGGAGGCAGAGAACCGATACTCGCATTACTGTTGGAGCAGCAATCGCTCCCAATCTTAATCCACATGTTCAGTATCTAACTAAAATGGATACCAATCAAGTTTCAGTCTTAGCTGGAGCGGCATTGACGGACATGGAATTGATGCTTGGCCCATTAGCCTATCCATATGATACTGGTTATCAAACTGGTGGATATGATCCAGCCAGTTTCCAACCTGGCCCAACAGCAGCACAGAATACACAAATCTATGTCTTAGTTAAAGGCCAAGGTTTGAACCAAGCTAACGGTAATTACTTCAAGGTTAAAGAAGTGGTTCTTAATGGAATGGACAATATTTTCTATTATGTCAGGCTGACCGCCATTCAGGATGTCATACCGTGAAAGAATTAGAGAAATTGTTAGAACAACTACCAGCCCAGATAGAGGCGACTGCCCATCAGACGCTTCTCGATGCTGGTAAATTGGGTGAAGAGGCAGCCCGCAACACCAAGCTGTTCAAGAACCACGGCGCTCTCAGAGCTGCCACCAACTTCCATACCACTGGACAGTTATCTGGTTTTGTATTAGCTGATAAGCCATATGCTGGTTATTTGGAAGACGGAAACCCATATAAGGGCTTCAAGATTGTTCCAAAGCAGGCTAAGGTTTTGCACTTCAAAATTGACGGAAAAGATATCTTCGTCAAATCATCGACTGCTCATGGGCCATTGCCATTCATGCAACAAGCTCAAGACAAAGTAGAGGGAGAAATAGAGAATATCTTTAATCACAATTTCGACAAGTATGTAGGGAGGTAACAAATGGTATTAGGCCAAGACCAAAATTTCTCATTTGACTCCAATGTATATCCGCCACAAACTGGCACTGGAAATACAACCCTCAAAGACACCGATATTGTCAGCCAAAAAATTCTCGAATTCTTCCGAGGTATTCTGCAAACTAATATGTCGTCTCGCTGGAATGAAGCGTGCTTGTCCTGCGGACTGGTCAATAGCAAACTGCAGAATATGAAAGATGGATACACTGTTGGTGATGCTCTGTGCTTCCCACTACCATCTACTCTACAACAAACTGACTATCACTTCCCAATTCTCTCCGTTTATAGAGAAAAAGAGCAATATCGCCAGCTTAGCACCAATCACATCGTCATTGAGAGTGATTTTATCATCAACTGGGTACTTCCACCGCTTGCCAATGTCAATCAGCGCAACACGCTGTATCCATTTTTGCAAGAAGTATCTAAGACTTTGCTCTTCTATACTTTCCAGGGCAGCGACCCTAAATACAACCATGGTGAATTGGTTTGGAAAGAGGCTGGATTTGCCTTTGCCTTAATGGAAGGCGCCGAATATGGCTCTTTCTTAGGTCAAGATGGTAAAACAGAGTTCCCAAGTGTGCAAATCAAGTTCAAGGTATTTGAACGAGATCAATTCGTTAGAGATAACTTCGAATCACTGACTGGTTTCGATGGATACATTGACGAGTTGGATGGGTATAACATTAATGACCCAATTGTGGATTTCATTGAGTTTCACACCAATCCAGGGCTTAGAGTTAGTTCTTTCTCACCAAATTCTGGGCCATTATCGGGCAATACTCTGGTAGTTATATACGGCACTGGTTTTGAGGCGGCTGGACTATCACAACAATCTCAAGTTACCCTTGCTGGAAATGCAGTATTGAGGTTTTTGGTGAAATCTGATACAGTAATGATTGTCATTACGGGATATGCGCCTTCCGGGACTTCAGGCCCAGTGGTAATTACCGATCAATATGGTAATGTTGCAACATCTACTCAGAATTTCACATATAGTTAAGAGGCTTTTTATAGCTGACGCATCAGGAGCGATATGACCAAGAAAAATAAAAACAAACTATTCGTAATAGCTGTCCCAGAAGCCAGTGTTCATGAACTATCGTCAGACGGTAATTTTGTGACTGGACACGGACAGGCTCGCAGGGTAGTTGGGAAAACCTACAATGTTGCAACGGATGAGTGGGAAATTGCTGTCAAAGGCGTTCAAGTTCCATATCACCCAGAATACATTAGGCACCTGAAAGAAAAATCACTTTTACCAGCTAATCTCGAAACAGCACAAGCTGCTGGAGTAGTTTGGAAATCTTCGGACAAGGGATAATTAAATGAGCTTACAACCAATTAACATCATCGGATTAGGGCCAAATGACCCGCCTGGCGTTTATCTACAGGTTCAATTTGCCCAAGGGCAACCGAGCCTTGGTAATACCAAATACGCGGCACTCATTTTGGCAAATCTTGGCCCTGGCGCGACCGCAGGTGTTGATGGCTATGTTTATGGCCCTGACACCCAAGTAGGTATGTCCAGTAGCCAAGACGCTATCAACCTGTTCGGAGCTGGTTCTCCAGCCGCTCGTATGGTAGCTGCCTTCATGAAGGTCAATCCAAACACTCCACTCTATGTAGCACCAGTTGCTGCTGCTTCTGGGGCTGCTGCCACTATGGTTATTACCTTCACTGGCACTGCAACTCTCTCAGGAACTATCCGTTGCCCAATCGTAGGTGATACTCCAGTTGATACTGGATTCTTAACTGGCGATAACGCAACCGCCGTTGCTGCTGCCGTTGCTGCTAACATCAATAGCCAAGTCAATTTGCCTGTCACTGCATTGGCATCTTCTGGCACACTTACCCTAACCGCTAAGGTCGTGGGTGCTCGTGGAAACTGGATTAGAGGTTCAGCCCGAGTTCTAACGGGTTCAGGTATTACTTCCAGCGTCCCAAGCCAGAGATTCTTCTCCGGTGGAAGCGGTGGCGACTCTTATACCAATGTTCTTAACTTCTTAGCTACTAACGGTATTAGATACTACTACTACATCACTGAAGCAGGATGTGATGCTGTCGATGCTTCTCAATTTGAAGCAGTTCAGGCACAGATTGATGTTCTATCTCAACCAACTATTGGTTTGCGTCAGCGTGCATTCGCTGGTTCTTCTGACACCTTGGCTCATACTGAAGCAACTACTGCTACAGTCAATGATGCAAGATGTGAGTGTATCTGGCTACAGAACTCTGACACCGTTCCATCTGAGTTGGCCGCTAACGCTGCTGCTGTTTATTCTCTCTTCGAAGTCCCACCTCTATCGGCTGGTGGCGTCAATTTCGACGGCTTCGGAAATGATCCAAACTCTGCACCATTTTGGAATGCAGTTGCTGCTCCGCTCGATGGCTCAGCGCCATCTACCGCTTCTATCAGAAGCGCAGTTCTTTCAGGCATCACTGCTTTGAAGGTTCAGCAAGGTGGTAGAACCAGCATCGTCAAGAGAATTACCACTCATTATCTCAACGGTTCAGTCAATGACTACCGTATCACGGATTCTGGTAAGGTAACTATCTGCGACTTCTTTGGTGATGACTTGATTAGCCTTTTGGTTCTTCGTTATCCGCGTAAATTGATTGGCACCGATCCAGTTCAGGGTCAGCCACCTCCAGGAGCAAATGTAGTTACTCCAAGCCAGGTTAGAAACACCGTAATCGAATTGATTAATACCTATTCGGCTGCTGGTTTAGTTGATGGCCCGTCTGTCATTAACTCTTTGGTAGTTCAGAGAGAAACTTCTCCAACAAGCAGAATTGGAATTCGAGTACCTCTATTCACTGCTGATCCACTACACACTTTCGGCGTCTCTGTCGATCAGGTTTCTTAATAAGGACAAATAACAAATGCCAAGCTTACCAACTACATCTCCATTCACTCCACAAGAGTATAGCCCACTATTTGTATCAATTAATGATACTCCACAAGATCAGGTTCAGTCTGTCACTCTTGACCAAATGAGCGGAGCGGCAGATGTCGAAACCATCATGAGAGAATGGGCAGGCGTCGTTAAAGGCGCTGCTCGCACAGAATGCACTATCAAAGCTGTTGTTCCATACATCGACACTGACACTGGCGGTGTAGGTTTCAACACTGGTGGTGATACGGCTGCCGGCACTCAACTTGCTGCAACTATGATCACTTCGCTTAACCAAAATCTTAACCAGCCTGTTAAGTTCATCATTGCCGTTGGCTCCCCAGCCGTTCAGCAATATGTCTTCAAGGGCTTCGTTAAAGATGTCACTGTTGATTATGCCATTGGCAAGCAGGTAGATGTTACCTACAAATGCACTGGCCAACTTTCTCTTTTCCAATAATCCAATAAACAAAAGCGATAATATCAAATAGCCTCCCAACATTATGAATCAGGCGTAATGTTGAGCAAAATAACGAGGCGACCTTTCAGAATATACTGATAGGGGCCAAAAGTGGCCGGGATTTTTACACACGAACTACCTGATGGTTCAAATGTAGATTTCCCGGCCATTTTACTTTTTCATCAGGACAAACACATGACAGACAACAACGATAACCTTTACGCACAGCTAACTCAGAGATGGCATATGATGGTAGAAATGCCATTCAAAACCAAAGAGGGACAAGTCATTACTCTTCCAATGGCAGTTCTATCAGGTAGGGAACTATTCGAAGCCAAGCAAAAAGCAGAGGCTGATACCCGCGCTTCTTATGGCAAAGACATTCCCAAGAAAGATGAAGCCTCCGAGTGGGATACTAAATACTCTGACCATCTTGCCTATTGGACTATCTTCTTCTCAGTTAGACAACCTCATGATATGAACAAGAGACTGTTTCCAACTAAAGAAGCGGTTATGGAGGCTTTGACCCCTGACCAAGCTGGTATTCTATCTAACCATTACATGACTGTTCAATTGAACCAGCCATGGCTGACCAACCTATCTAACGATGATCCAGATAAGGTGGAGGCTTTGATCCAAAGGCTCATTCAGGATGGCAAAGACCCACATTTTTTTTTGAATTCTCTTACCTCGCACGCACAGAACATATTGATCAATTCTATGGCTGCAAAATTAGCGAAATTACAGATGGACAATGGATCGCCTACAATGCTGCCAGACGATGGTATGACGAGCAAATAAACCCAGACAAGTATAGACGCAGAGCAACCCTCAAAGAGCAGAAAACCAACAAGGTCAATTGGACTATTGATTCTGTTCTACACTTCCAAAACATAGTGATCTAAAATGGTAGATAAAAAAGTTCAATTCAATGTAGTCGTAGGTGGAATTCCACAGCTCAAGAACTCCCTCAAAGGGGTGACTGAATCCGCTCGTGCTATGAATTTATCAGTTCAGCAAATGGGCGAACGCACTGCTCAGCGTCTCATTGAATTAGAACGCAATAAATTGTCTGCTATCAAGAGAATTAACGATAGCCAGGTGGCTGACGAAGAGGCCAAGGCCCGTCGTATTGTCCAAATCGAAGAGAATGCTTCTCGCCAAATCACCTCCATCAAAGAGCGTGAGGTATTGAGAATCAAACACATGAATGAGAAATACATTCTTGATTCTCAATCTCAAGCGGGACAGAAGCTTAATCTTGGTCAAATTGGACAGATAGCATCTGCCAGTGGATTTAGTAAGACTGGTCATATACTACGAATCGCTAATCAACTTGGTATTGGTAGTAAGATCAGTGGTGGCGGAGGTTCGGGCGGTGGTGGATTAGCTGCTGGTGCCGAAGGTGCAGGAGCAGAAGGCGCTGCGGCTGGTGGTGCAGAGGCGGGTGGAGCGGCAGCAGGAGCAGCCGGATTAGGTGCAGTTGCAGCAGTTGCCATTCCATTGGTCATTGCTCTTGGCGCCCTTTATGTAGAAGCTAAATTAGTTGAACTTGGTTTTGAATCTGTCAGCGAACAAGCTAAGTTCTTGGCCACCTCTTTCATTGGGGCCATTGCGCAAATCGGTGGAGCTAAGAACCTACAAGAGACTCTTGTTCATGCCGCCGAATCTGAGAAGGCTACTAAGACACTTCGTATGGCTGTTCTACCAGAAGAAAGGGCTTCTGAAAAAGAACTCAGTGATATGACTGCTAAATTGGCAGCTAATCCCAAGTTGGGTGCTTTCGATTCCAATGAATGGAAGAAGGCTATCGACATCTTGGGAGTTGGAACTGGCGAACAGAAGTCTTTCTTGAAAGACCCATCTACATTAGAATTCATTGGAAATATGGCACATTTGAGAAATATGCCTCTTGACCAGATGGCTAATCTATATGGTGAAATCAAACAACAGAACCCAACATTCAGCCATAGTGATGTCCAACAAACTCTATTGCGTGGAACCGCATTGGGCAGAAAGACCTCTTTCGATATTTCTGATATCCCACAAGCTAAAACTCTAATGACACAGTCTGTAAGATTATCAGGTGATCGTGGAGATAATATCCAAAAGCTATTGGGTATTGGAGCCATTCTAAAACCATATGCTGATGGTGGTATGTTAGGCGCTGGCATTGAAACTCAAGCTATTCTTGGCCAGGCTTACAAGTCCCATAGACAGGGCAATGATTTCGGGTTCAAATACGATAAGGCTGGTAGAGTAACTAATCTTCGTGAGGGCTTAGCTTTCAGCGTAGCCCATCACAATGATTTGGGTGCTCCAAAAACAGAAGATGAAATCAAGGCCAATAAGGCTCTGATGCATCTCTCAGCCGCCGCTGGTGTTACTGAAAAAGATACCACTCAGCAACAGTATGATAAGGTTATGAAGTTGCTTGAGGCTAATGATGGACTAACTATGTCACTAAAACAGTTGAATGATGAATCAACTGAAACCATTAGCACCCAGGACAAACTAAAAGCAGAGTTCAACAAACTAACTGACCAAATGGGCACTGCCTTGCTTCCAGTATTGAAAGACATGGTTCCATATGTTGAGACATTTGGTAAGACACTTGTTGATAATAAAGACCTAATCACCGAGACTGTTAAGTTGATGATCAATGCTATGATTGAGCTGGTTCCAACCTCCATTCTCGTAGGTGGAGCATTGGCCAGATTGGGCATCGTTTTTGGTATTGTCATGCAGGCTCTTGGATACTGGGCAGATTCCATCACGGGTGGATTGTTCCATGATTCACTACAACCAATCATTGATGCTGGCAATGAAGTAGCCAAGTCTCAGGCCAATTTGGCATTGGTTCTTGATAACCTGGGAGACAACTTCAAAGAATTGAAGAAGAAACTGGCAGAAGTCAAAGTGCCAGAACCTGGAAGTGGAGTTATCACTATCCCAGAAGTTAAGATTGTCGGAGATGCTCATAACAAAGAAGTTGTTAGGGCTATTCAGGACATGCACCATGACCTTAAGACCATCAATAAGCAACCACTATGACAATTACTCAACCAGTTTCTAACTTACCAGGCATTCAGAGCGCCACCGGAGGCAGCAGCCCTATTACTTTGCCTACTCAAGGTAATGCGCCAGCAAACTTCCCTGATAACCCACAAACTAATACGACTGACCCAGATCAGCTTAGCCATCTATTAGAGTTGAAGTTTGCTGGTATTCCATTCCCAGCTACCAATTTCACCGAGAATAGCAGCCAAGATGTGGCCATTCACAAGTATCCAAATGTCGATAGCGCCAGAGTTGAATTAACTGGTCGTAATCCATCTATCTATACTTTTAGAGCTTGTCTTACCAACAACATTTATCCAAGCACCAAAGAAAGTTGGAAGCAGGGCGATTTGTTCCCAAGGGTATTTGAGTTACTCTTGAATGAACTCTATGACTCTACTGATTTCCATACTTTCCAACACCCATTTCTTGGGATTAGAAATGTGGTTCCAGTTACTTGGAGCTATAGTTTCATTGGTGATGGGCCAAGAGATGGCGTCTATTTGGATGTTACCCTAACTGAGACTATTGGAGATGGTGATATCAAGACTACCATTTCTGCACCTTCTACTTTGGCTGATATGCAAAGCACCGCTGGTTCTATCGATACTGAACTCTCCAGCACCAAACTCAAGGCAATGAATCCGCCTAACCTCACTCTTGGTGAGTTCTTTAGCAAAATCAATGGATTTGTTAGAAATGTTGTCTCGTTCCCACAACAAACTATTGGCGCCTTGAATGCTCAAATTGTTCAGGTTAGTTCTTCTGTTCAAGGTGCTGGCGCTGCATTAGCTACTTCACCATTCCAATTATTCCAATCTGGTAAGGCCATTGTCAATCAGAACAAGGGACTAATTCTACATGGCCCAGTTTCCAATGCTTACTACTATGACAAGGCGGCTGCCACCCAAATCTTCCATTTGGATCAGGATGCTTTGAATAATGTATATGCTCGTGCTGGAGCTTTGAACAGCAACGCTAATAACAATGCAGCTCAGGCTATTGAGAATGCAATTGCATTTACTGAAGCTATGATTGTCTATTATCAATCATTGCACAGAGTAGAAACGGCAACTATCGTCTTCTTCTTGTTCCAGTTTCTTGGTCAATTACAGACTGCTCTAATCTCTCTTTTCAATAACAACAGAAGCTACAAAATCAATACATATGTAGTTAGAGTTCCATCTACTTTGTTCGCCCTATCTAAGATACTCAATAACTCTATCCAGCAGCTTTTGCAACTAAACTCTGGTTTGAACAAGCTATATATTATCCCAGAAGGCACCGTCATTAGGTATTATCAGGCTTCACAATGACTAACAACACGCTCACTCTCCAAGATGCAGTCAATAATGGATCGCAAGATGTCATTATTGCCAAGTTTGACCCCAGCTTAGGAACAGGTCATGGGGCGTCATCTTATTGGGGTGATGATCTTGTTGCCACCTCTTATAGAATCACCAAAGACTTTTTCGGTGGCCCAGATACTTTCTCTATAGATTTTGAAGACGATAGAGCTGACCAACTACTTGACACTATTGCAGTAGGTATGAAGGTTTCATTCGAAGCCCAGCAATCTGGCCAACAGATTCTATTGGGCTTCGTGGATACCATCAACATTACCCCAAAACGCTCTGGTGGCAAAAGAATGACTGTGACTGGCCGAGATATCCTGGGGCTGTTAGAAGATTCCAGCCTATATCCCAATTTGGGAGATAACTCAGTTACTCAAACCTACCAGTTCAAACCAACTGATACTTTGGAGAAGGTAGTTAAGACCATCTTTCAGTCAGCTCCAGGTATTACTGATTTCATCATCAATGACGATAGAAAAGGTTTAACAGCCGCTACAGGATTTGGTGTTGGTATTAGACAGAAGGGCAAGACCGGTCGTGGTCAAGCCAGAAACTTCAAGAACAATCTTGATCATTTGCTGAAACCAGAAAAAGGTGAAACATATCTTGGTTATGCCAAGAGAATCTGCACCAGAGCCGGATGCCAAATCAAGATGTTGCCAGGTAGTTACACTACCATTTTCATCGGGCCACCAACTTATGACAGAGATAATAACCCTCCATTTTTCATCAAGAGATTTGCTATCAGCAGTTTAGATAGCAATGTTCTTGATTCAAGAATGACCATTAACTACAAAGACCAACCTTCTATTATCATTGCAGAAGGCAGCCATGGCGGCCCTACTTTCAAGAAATCAACGCAGAAGGTTATGGTTATCAACGAATTCACTGGATACAAAAGAACACCTGGCATTCAATTGTCTCTTGCTTCAGCTATCCCTAATGTCAAGAATGCTGTTGATAATCTAACCAGTGGAACTACTGGCTATATTCTTTTACCACCAAACCAAGACCTATACAATGTGGTTCCGCAAACTATTGCAGATATGCAAACCAATGTGTCGAGACCAAAATATGTAGTTGATTACAACGCACAAACTACTGATGAGTTGAAGTTCTATACGGCTGAACTGATGGCTCATTACCAAGACCAATACTTCGTGTTGGAATATGAGGTGCAGGGACATAGTCAGCAGGGAGCTTATTGGGCGCCTAATCTAATGGTGCAAGTCCAAGACGAGTCTTTTCACCCAGAGAAAAGTATCAATGGTAAGTTTTGGATTCGTAAAGTGGAGATGATGAGAGATAGACATGGTGGATGTAGAACTAAACTAACATTGAATCTGCCCTATATTCATGTTTACGATATTACAGGATAACCAATGCCCAATAATCAAATACTAAATGCTATCGGAGAAATTATTGGAGTTGCAGATGTTGTCTTTGCTGAAACAGCAGCCAACAGTAATTCACCAAGCCAATTGAATGGTAGTATCACTGTCAATTTAGGTTTTGCCGAGAGTGGAGAAGTCCAAAGCTCTCAGGCCGAAGTATGGGGGACTCCAGGTATCATTTCAGTTCCGGCTCTACCAGATAAAACGGCTAACAATACTGACGCAGCACAATGCCTCTATTTCAGTCGTAATGACCAGAATATCGCCTTTGCTTTCAGAGATACTCGTTCTCAAGCCCAAGCCGGCAATATCAATCCGGGTGAAACGGCCATCTACGCTCAGACTGGACATGGCAGAGTTATTCTGAAGAACGACAATTCAGTGACTTTAGTTACCACTGACACTGATGGTAACAATATGGAAATGACCCTATCACCAACTGGCTGGTATTTCAAAGCACCATTTGGGAAGATTACTTTCGATGCTACTGGATTCCATGTTTCCAATGCCACCGGAGGTAGAATTGACCTCAATGCTACAGCGGCTCCAGGCCCATTGGCAGCGGTAGTGGGTAGCTCAGTTACTATCACAACTGGTTCATTCACAGTCAATAGCGGCTCCATTATGTTGGGGCCAACCACTGGAGTCAATTTGCCAGCAGTCTATGGAGTTCTTCCAGTAGCCGCCCCCGGTATCCCAATTCTTGGAGCTGGAGTTGGATTAGTCACAGTAGCGGCGGCAGCTTCTACTCATGTTTTCATAGCGGTGTAACAAAATGTCTTGTCTTAACCTTGCCTTACCAACACCACCACAAATACCACCTATCTTTCTACCAAGTTTGGCATTTACATTGCAGCTAAGCTTCGGGCAAGTTGGAATTACCTGTTGTGCTATTAAGCTTCCAGCTTTCCAAGTGCCAATCAGCATTCCAATTCCACCGGCCCTGCTAATCCCTGTAATTACCGCGCTGAACGCCCTCATACTTGCCGCTATGCCGGTATTAGATGAGATAGATATCCCTAACTGCCCAATGAATGGAACTCAACTCTAATGTATCTTGACCTAACTCAATTAGAAAAACCACAAGTTTATGATGATGGAAATGGAGTCCAAATCCATACCTTCAAGGGAGTTCTACATCGTGAAGATGGGCCAGCCGTTATTTTCCCAACTCACCAAGAATGGTATTGTCATGGCAAACTACATCGCACTGATGGGCCTGCCAGGATGTTCCATGTAGCACCCGATGGACAAGAGAAGGTAGCTGAATGGTGGATGGAAGGTAAATATCATGGTGGGGCTTGTTTAGATCATGAAACTTTCCACAAACACTTACACAAATGTGAGGTTAAATAATGCCATTAGACGCATCAGGGGTAACTCCGGGCACCCTAATCGCCCAAGCTTTAGCTTTACCACCATTACCAGACAACCCATCGCCAGCTCAGTTGGCACAATATCTACAATCAGTAGAAAAGAACAAAGAGACTTGGATCACTATTATGAGTGTTCTAATCCCTTATCTAATAACAAATACTGTTGTCAATACGACCGATACCATCAATACGGTTAATACCAATGTTACATTGCCTGTTTCTGGCGTTGCAACTATCATTGCTCCACCAGGCGGAGGCCCTTGCACTGGAACTGGAACCGGAACTGGCACAGGCACAGGTTCAGGCACCGGAGTTGGAACTATCAAATGACTTTACCACTACCTTATGGGCTATCTTTAGTGACGCCACCATTTCCACAACCACCTGACCGCAGAGAGTATGTCGATCAGAACAACCAGATTCAATCATCTCGATTGATTGACGCTGTCACTCGTGATTTCGTGTTGGCTGATAATGGACACTTTGTGGGGCAAGATGTTGTCAAACAGCAGGTTTATCTCTCACTACTTACCTATTTTGATAGTAGCGCCCAGAAGGGATTGGGCAACCAATTCTTCACTATCAAATTGGTAACTCCCAATATCGTCAATCAATGTAATGCGGCAGTCAAGCTGGCTCTTGCCAACCTCATTAACAATAAGAGCATTACGCTTAATGGAGTTGATGTTCATCTCAATGGCCCAGGACAGGTTATTATCCAAGTCTTTTGGACAGAGAATACTACACAAACTCAGCAAACCACTAACCTACCAGTTCAACCACAAGGCACTTAACAATGGCAGTCTCATCATTCGTCATACCAAGCGCAGAAACCATTCTTCAGGGCCTGCTAAGTCATTATAAGGCTTTGGCGGCAGCTAATGGCTATCCAAACATTTCTGCTGACCCTAACTCTGAAGTCTATATTAGATTCTCGGCTGTTTCTCAGCAATTAGCTGTAATGTATAACATCATGCAGCAACAGATGGATGCTCGTATGGTAGATACAGCAACAGGGGATGACCTTGACCGTGTGCTCAACCAATACGGACTTGTTAGAAAACCCGCTACCTCAGCAGAGGGTTTCTTCCAGTTCATCACGGCAGCCCCACAGACTTTGAATGCGGGTATGACTCTCACTGGACAAAACAGTCTAACCTATATGGTTTCTGTCTCTGGCGTTTATTTCAATGGACAGAATGTTCCAGTTATCGCAGTAGATCAGGGACAGAATACAGATTTGGGAATCGGAGCTACCCTCACTTGGGTATCCCCTCCACCATTGTCCCAGAACACCGTTCCAATCAGCGTAGCTTGCACAGGCGGTTCCGATTTGGAAACAGATGCTCAAGCTCGCGCCAGACTCTATTCCACTATTCAGAATCCACCAGGTTCCGGTAACTTCCAGCAACTCATCAATCTATCTTCCAGCGTTGATCCAATTGTGGAAGCTGGATTCGTATATTCTAACTTCAATGGAGCTGGAACTCAGCTAATTGCATTGGTCGGATATCAGAGTGATGGTTATTATATTGGAAGAGATATTCCACATCTTCTAACTGACAACACTTCATTGAATGGTGGATTCTCGCCCTACAATGCACTCAGCCAGAACTTCGGAAATAACCTATCCAATGATGCTTCTGTTATCTATGGACAGGTAGCGGCTGGTGTTTCTAATCCATTTGCTACATACATCACTACCGTCAATAATGTGTCGGCTGATGTTTCTTTCTTACTTACCTTACCATTCCCAATCGGTTCTCCATCTAACGGAACTGGTGGTGGATGGGTCAATTTCCAAGGTTTCACCTGGCCTAACCCAGATGGCACCTTCGTTACCAACAACTGTCAAGTGACAGCGGTAACTTCCAGCACATCATTCACAGTGCAGGCGGCATCTGCCTCTCACTCAACCACTATCCCTACTCCAGGATTGACTTTCATTAGCTGGATTAATCGAAGTGGTATTGCTGGTAATGGATGGCAGGTAGTTCAAGCTAAGGTTCTATCGGCCACTGATAATCATAATGACACCTGGACTATTACTATTGATACTCCATTCACAGAAGGTGGATTGGATTATTATGGAAATACTCAAGTAGCAGTTGGGGACTACATCTTCCCAGCTTCTGTCAATGCTCAGAACTATTTGGACACCGTGATGGGCTCATTCTCGGCTCTTGGCCCAGGACAAGTTACTGATGTTCTTGGACTTCTACAGATTGGTGCTAACAGACAGCCATCGGCTTCTTCTAACTACTCACCATATGTTGGCTCTCAGTTCTTGCAGAACCTAACAGCTATCAATGCTGAAATCTTCAGTGCGCAGTTCTTATACAACAGCACTGGACAGGCTACGCCACCAACGGCTGCCCCACCTAAAATTTGGATACCACGCAATTTGGCTTTCTACAATAGCCAACCATAACGGAGAAATAAATGACTTTACCTGACAAAGATTCGGGCTCTACTTATGGAGCTTTATCAAAAGTAGATTATCAGAATCTACCACCTGCTGACCCAACTACAGATTGGTCGAACCCACTTATTGCTCCCGCTTTCTGCAACATTGCTGGAATCACTCAAACTATTCAAAGGGCGGTTCTAACGGTGACCCTTAACCCTTCCGATGTTTCTATGGTTTTGGTTAGCTATGGTTCCGTTTGGGGCAATATCACAACCACAGCTCCAGTTTGCCATCATGTCAGCACGGGAATTTATACCTTTACTTGGCCCACAGTGGTTAGCGATGAGTATAATGCTTCGTTTGGCAATTTTAACACTCACTCAGTCAATTTTGCAAGAGGGTTTGCTAACCTTCATAACCCTGGCGGGTTAGCTTCGGGGCATGTCACGGCTTCTGCCAATGTTTTGACTTTGAAACTCTATGACAACACCAATGCCTTGAATGATTTCTCTGGTGTAACAGTAGATGTTTGGGGAGCTTATTAATGAGCACACTTTATCTAAGCGGCTCGGCCGAGCACAATAGCAATTTGGAATTATTTCTAACAGATCAACTGTTGGGAATGGGTTCCGCTATTTCGGCAGAACCAGGGAGTTTAGCTTGGATTGAGGCGTTTGCTATCGCAAAGGCATTCAACGCTGCTTTTAACTTTGTAGAACTAATGGGTAATCAATTAAGCCCAACCAGTCTAAGCATCTTTGCTGATAGGTTTGGTGCTATCTATGGAATTGCAACTCAGGGTAATGGAATTATTCCAACTAACCTACCTCAAATTCAAACCTATGTTGGATTGAAAGAAGCTGTATTCGGCACTCTACCAAACGAAGCGGCGGTAGGACGATACATCTCTATTCTATTGGGACAAGTATTTATTGATTTAGAGTATGTTGATCCACAGATTCAGTCTTTGGCCACCCATGCTCCAGTGCCAGCCACCAGTTTCTGGTTCAGCCCACTATCTACATTGCTGGTTAGAGTGTGGCGTCCAAGAGATAATCAAGACAACTATTTGATGTCGGAATCTGATTTTTTCAACATTTCTAATAGCTACAAGAACTTCGTGTTGCCCTGGATGCCGGCTGACATTGCCACCAGAAACTTAGAACTACTCTATCCAGGCAATGACGGGTATGGTGGGTTTGCCTTAGCCAAGAATGTTATTAATTCTACTGCGGGCTCTACTACCATCACTGGTATCTTCACCGCCTTTACTACTGACCTGGCCAATGTAGCTTTAGGGTTTCATATGCCGATTGAGGTAGTGGATGATACCAACGCAGTTCATACTTATCATGTAATTGATGTCATTGATGATTTCACTGTAACAATTTTGGAACCAATTGTTAATAACATCACCAACCGCACATATAGATTACTTGGCATTCAGATGGATGCACCGCTGGCGCTCGACAATATGTGTTTCAATGTATAAAGGTAATAGACAATGACTTTTTCAAAACCATACCCAGGAACATTCGCTTATGAGGGAACTATCCCATCTCAAGCAATGAACTACATCAATGACAATTTTACCCATATTCTTGATAAAACTGGAGATAACGCCACCAATGGTGGAGGTATCTCTGGTCGAGTAGATGTATTGAGTGGAGCTAATCTACAAATCCAGTCAGGTGGAGTGATTACTCTAAATGGTGGAACTATCAATTATAGTTCTGGCACTTTAGTCTTCAATGGTTCATCTGCCATTGCCTTTAATGATACTTCTGGTTTTACATTTAACGGTTCTGGTAATGCTATCTTTGGTTCATCTGCCAGTTTATTGATGGCCGGAACTCTAAACATTACTTCTGGCGCTACACTGGGTATCAACTCCGGTGGCACTATGCATGTCAAAAGTGGAGCTACTGCCACGGTAGATAACGGTGGTCATTTAGCTATTGCTGGAGGCGGTGAAATCGCGGTAGCCTCGGGTGGTCAAGTCAATCTCAATGCGGGTTCGTTCTTAAACCTAACCAGTCAAACTACGGTTATTACTGGAAGTTTGGTAGAAGTCACTGGAGCCAGCACGGTCATTTTCAACAACAGCGGTGCCAGCTTCTTGACCATTGGAACTGGTAATACTTTCAATGTCCATGGAACTCACAAAACTGATGTATGGCCATCTTGGAACTCTCCAATTACCAGACAGGTTATTGAATCAACTACTTCCGGTATTGCTGCTTCTGGCACTTGGGGCGGTGGTTTGCAGTTCGTTTATGATACTGGCGTTGGTGGAGTCTGGGTAATGCAACTACAGAGAAGCCACAACAAAGCAACTCTTAACCAAATCTTCGTTGGACTTTCTGTTGGAGGCAGCCACTCTGCTGTTCCAGCTAACAGACCATCTCTTTCTTTGATTAGA